CTGCAGGAGGGCGGACAGGTTGGCGGTGCCCGAGAGGTCGGCGAACTTCTGGGTCAGCTTCTCCCACATCTCGATCCCGAGCTGGATGATCTGTGGCGCGGGGCCCTCTTCTTTTTTCCAGGGGTCGCCGAAGCCCGGCATGACCTTGACCCGCTTGCCCGGGCGGCGCGGGTCCATCAGCTTCATGGTGGCTTCGGAGACCGCGGTGCGGTTGTAGGTGATGTCGGGGTTGGTCCACTGGCGCATCGCCAGGCGGACGTCCTGGACGGTGTCGTTGATCGCGTCCTGGAGTGGGAGGAGGTCGTTGAACAGCGGGATGCCGAGGAACTGCCACGGGACCGACCACAGCTTGAGGCGGCAGAAGGGGAACATCCCGTGCCAGTAGGTGTTCGGGCCGTCGTAGATGATCGTGTCTTCGGTCGAGACCAGGAGGCGCCCGCGCGGGTAGAGCGGTTGGTTGGGCTGCGCGATGTAGGCCCAGTTGGTGCCGGGCGTGCCCATCGGGATCGGCTTGCCGGTGAGGTTGCGGGTGCGGTCCTTGAAGTAGGCGCGGTAGACGACGATCGACCCGGCGCGAGCTTTCTTGAGGGTGCCCGCGGTGCCGGGCCAGGCGATGGAGTCGAGTGGGTCGGAGGGCGAGAGCAGGCGCGACATGCCGGTGCGGAAGCGCCCCATGACCTGACCGAGCAGCGTGTCGGTCGACGCCTTGAAGAGGTGCGACTTGGTCGGATACATCCCGCGCAGGACGTTGACCGTGTGCTCCTCGCGAAAGCAGACGCCTTCCCAGAGCTGGTTGGAGCGGCCGAAGGAGGGGCGCAGCGGGAGGGTGTCGCGGGGGTCGCGCGCGGTGAGCTGGTGGGCGCCGCCTTGCGGGGCGTGCGGGTCCCAGTCGACGACCAGGTCGCCGGTGCCGCCCGCGAGTGAGTACTTGACGCAGTCGCCCAGGTCGAGGTCCATCATCGTGGTGACCCACTCAGCCAGGAGATACTGGTTGAGCATGTTCGCCTGGACCTGATACTCGGGGTTGGCGCGCCAGCCCGCGACCGGCTTGAGGTCGGTGATCGCCGAGACGTGCGCCTGCATCGCCTTGCGGGTCTCGTTGATGGTGACCTGCGGGAGGTAGGGCAGCTTGCAGGTTTCGGGGCTGCGCTGGTTGCCGGTGATGTAGTCCTGGGCCTTGCCGATCAGGTCGTAGGAGGGGTCCTGGCGGTTGATCAGGTCGCCCTCCTGCACCCACTCGCGCAGCCAGTTGACCACCCGCGGGTCGCCACGCGAGAGCGAGTCGGCTGTCGCCTGCGGGAGGTCGAGCACACCGGAGGGGGAGAAGTCAGGCATATGCTAGTCTCTCGATCGGCGATGAAGGCTGAACGCTGTGCGTGCGGGGTGACGCTGCGAGCACACCCGGGGAAGAGTCGACGGGGACAGCTGCCCTCGTTGAAGACCGACCGCTACGGGCGTCCTCGCCCGGGGCCTGGCCGTCGCACCACCAAGCGGACGTCCGCCCGCGACACCAGCCACGACTAACCGAGAGGAGGCGACGACGACGATGACGTATTACCCGACGCTCGACGAAGACCTGGCCCGCGCGAAGGAGATCCTGGAGAAGGGCAAACCGGCCGCCGAGTCGCTCGACGGGGTGATCGACGCGGAGGGGCGGATCACCGAGGCGGTCATCACCTGGGGCGGGGCGACGATCTACGGTGGTGATGTGTATGCGGCCTACAAGCTGCTGGAGTCCTTCGTCGCCGAGATCACGGACCTGCGCCGGTGGAAGGACGCGGTCTCCGACGCCTGCATCACCGACTGGATCTTCACCCGCGAGCACGACACCAACCCGCGCAAGGCGGTCAACGACCTGCTGGTGTGGCAGGCGCGGTTGGCACTCGACCCGGCGGTGAGCCAGGAGGCGGCGAAGCTGCACGCGCGCATCGAGGACCTGGAGGCGGCGATCAAGGGGGCCGAGACCCTGGTCAGCGTGAACATGCAGACGATCGCCAAGCAGCAGGAGGCGCTGACCGCGATGACCGGGCGCAATGTCCAGCTCCTGCTGGAGGTCGAGCAGCTGCGCGTGCAGAACGCCGACTTCCTCTCGCTGATCCGAGAGCTGCGGCTCGCACTCGAAGGCCAGTCGCCTGAATCGCACCACTAGTCCTTGCTCAGGTGATCGAGCGCGGAGGGTGTCGAGTCGTTGATGCCTGGCCCGTACTCGGTGTCCGCCACACTCGCGTCCCGCTTGAGGTCCGCCGCGTGCGCCTTCACCCACTTGGGGTCGGGCTGCGCGCCGCCGGTCCATCCCGGCGGGGCGAGGGTGTGGACGTCCTTGTTGGAGTCGGTGTTGGCCCAGCGCCGGAAGACCACCGGCTCACCCTCGCCGTTGCGGTAGGCCTGCTCGGCCTCGCGCTCGACCCGGCGCATGGTGTGGAGCGAGTCGACCTGCACCAGGTTGCCGCGGCCGTCGCGGCAGGTGAAGCCCTTGAAGCCTGCGCCCTTGACCGCGCCGATGTCCATCGCGCGGGTGAAGGGGATCCAGTTGGTGGGTCGGCCGCAGTGGAGCGGGGCGCCCGCGGTCGCGCCGATGGCGATCGGGACGTTGACGTCCACGAGGACTTGCCCGCAGACCTGACACCAGAAGTCGTGGAGCGCCATCAGCGCGATCCTTTCAGCGGAGGGGGAGTCGGGCGGTCGGGCGGCAGCGCGATGTCCTCGTGCAGGCGCGCGGAGACATCGCTCACGTCCTGCGCCGAGAGGCCGGACCACCCGTCGTAGTTGTCGGGGAGCCCCATGCCGTGCGACAGCTCGTGGCGTGAGGTGTCGAGCAGCTCCTGGTACTTGCGCGACCAGGTCTCGGGGGCATCGGCGTCGCTCGGCACGGTTCCACGCCCGAACTGCATGTGCCCACCCTCGAAGCGCCGCGCCCGTATCCAGGGCCAGAGTGGGAGCACCGTCGCGGTGGGGGACTTCGCGGCGGCCTCGGGATACTGGTCGTTCATCTGGCCGAGCGCGAGGTCGGCGGTCGCGTTCTTCCCAAGCGGCGTGAGCCCCCAGAAGGGCGGGACCTGCGTGGTCTGCCGCGTCGGCGACGGCGTCATCCGGCTCGGGTTGAGGATGCCGTCCAGCCACGCGCTGATCTGGGTCCGCTTTTCCGGCGTGACGCGGCCGGTCAGGAGCGACTTCACAGAGGGCGGCTCGGGGCGAGACTTGCGTTCGGTCGGCATCGCTAGCCTCCCTTGTAGAACAGCTCGTCTTCGATCCGGCTGACCACCGCGCGCATCTCCTCCTCGACCGACCGCCCGCGCTTGTGGGCGCGGTGCGCCAGCTCCGCGAGCTGCCCCGGCGTGAACGGGATGCGGATGTCGCCAATGCAGATCGAGGCCAGGCGACTGACGGCGCGGGTGAACTCGTCGGGGGTGCGGGTGCTGCCCACGCCGGTGTAGGCTTCGAGGTGGTTGCACTCAGTGCGAGAGAGGTGCAGGCCGGGCGTGAGGGTGGGCGCGTGGCGCACCAGCGACCAGGCGAGGCGCTGGATCTCGCTGACGACCGCGGCCGGTTCCCGCGGCCCTGCGGGGTTCGGTGGTGCGCTAGCACCGCCGGTGGGCGTGTCTTCACGCCCGGTTGCGTTCGTCCCCGAAGTAGAGGCTGCTCCCGGTGTCGGACTCAGTGAGGTCATAGGCATCATCGCGGATGGTTTCGCCATAGTCGGGCTCCGTCTCGTCGGCTTCTTCGGCGGTCATGGGCGAGTTGCGGAAGTCAGGCCGCTCCACGCCCTTCTGCTGATTGAGGTGGTCGAGCGCGGCCTTGCGGCGGCGACGCTCGGCCACCGGTTCGACTTCGCCGCCTGCCATGCGCCAGGCGACGTAGTAGCCGATTGCTGAGGCCATCACCGCGTCGTCGTGCTGCCCGCGGGCGGCCTGGGCTTCGCCGATTGTCGACTGGGTGATGAAGTGGCGCAATTCCCCCCTGGTGATCGGGGAGTTGAGGATGAGGTCCGGCATCTGGGAGAGCGGGTCGAAGGTGGTGATCGCACCGTAGTAGCTGGCGAGGAGGAGCGGGCGCGTGCGCGGGCTGGTCATCCAGCCGATGCGGGTCGAGTAGCGCCGCTCGACGCTGGCGGCGTCGGCGTATTCCCAGACGTAGAAGTGGGCGTAGCCCAGGTGCAGTTGGAGGGTGTCCTGGGTGGCCAAGCCGTGGTTGTTGGTCTCGACCGCGGCCATCGCTTCCACCCCGTCGGCGTCGCAGTAGTAGCGGCCGATGGCGTCGACAATGAAGGCCAGGGCCTTGGGGTCGAGCTTGTTGGTGCAGTACTGGGCGACCTGTTCGGCGGGCTCTTCGATCGTCGGCTGGCGGATCACATCGACGATCGAGTAGTCCTGGCCCAGGCCGTCAGAGACGTCGACCGCGATGATGTAGCGGCGGTGGCCGCGCAGGCGCGGGTATTCCCAGATGGAGAGGACCGACTGGCGCAGGTTGGGGAGCTGGGCGAGCTGCGCCTTGTCGAGGCGCCGGAAGCCGTAGCCGGGCGGGACCGGGTTGGTCTCGTGGGCGATGGCGGAGCCACGCAGGCCCGCGTGCGGCGAGAGCGGCGGGACCGGGCGTTTGGGCTGGATGTCCGGCGAGCCACTAGTCTCGGCATTAGTCGTGTCGGCCTCGGCCGCGTCGGCGGCCAGGGTGTCGCGGCGCAGCTTGGCGACGTCGAGCGCGGGCTCGACCACCCAGACGTCCTTGAGCTTGCGGATCGAGCCTGCCTCGTCGATCTGTTCGAGCTGTTCGAGGGTGAAGACCGAGCGGCCGGAGTACTGGAAGCACTCGTGGTCGTCGGCCGGATACTCCTTGAGGAACTTGTAGAGCTGCCCCTTCTTCTCGTAGAAGCGCCGGGTGGTTTCGTACCAGTAGAGCTGATTACGGTCGAGGGTGACCGTCTTGCCGCCATACCACTTGGGGCTGTCGCGCTCGCACTTGACGGCGTGCGCCAGGGTGGCGGAGCTGGGCGACCAGTCGAGCGGCGCGGGGAGCGAGTACTTGGAAGGCTCGGCCGACCAGGGGATGAAGATGTTGCGGAAGCGGCCCTCGCCCTCGCCGCTGGCCAGCCAGTGCGTGTGCCACCAGTCCCCGGCGTACTCGGCGGTGGCCTCGTAGAGGACCAGGGTGTCGGGGGCGTAGGGGATGGCGGGCAGGAGCGCCGTGTCGAGCTGCTCGGGGTTCTCCCAGGTGGGGAGTTCGGAGATGTGGACGACGCTGAAGGTCTGGCCGCGGCCGATTGAGCCTTTGTTGCCTTCCTGGCCGGTGACCGAGGCCAGGGCGCCGCGGGTCGACTTGCCCCAGGCGGTCTTGAGGTAGCACTGGTTGGTGAGGCTGAGTTCGCGGTTCTTGGTGAAGTAGACCTTGCCGGGGCGCAGGAACCAGGGCAGCTGGTCGTAGAGGCGCACGACCATGCGAAAGAGGTAACCGGCTTGGTCCTCGACGTCGGCGCCGCACAGGGCGCGAACGTGGTGGCGGGTGACGACGCGGTGGAAGACGAGGGACTCGGCGAAGGTCGAGACCCCGAGCTGGCGCGCCTTGAGGATGTTGAAGAGCAGGCCGTCGGGGCTGCCGGACTGGACGTTGGCCAGCTCGTAGCGGGCGAGCTGGTCGAGCACCAGGCGCTGGGATTCCCAGAGCGGACAGAGGCGGCGCAGGCCGTGGCCCTCTTCGTCGATCCAGCAGAAGCGCTCGGCGAAGTAGGGGTAGTCGAAGATGACCCGCAGCTTGGTCGCCGAGACGAAGCGCTGCTCCTCGGAGTCGAGCGCGCGGGTCAGCGCCCCCTTCTCCTCGTCCCAGGCGCTAGTGACCAGGGCGGTCAGGCCCGCGGAGTCGTCGGGGGAGTACCAGGGCAGCGGGCCCTGGAAGACCGAGGCGAAGCGGGTGGTGACTTCGGCTTCGTCCTCGGCGATGAGGTCGGGGTGATACATGCAGGGCTCAGGTCTGGGCTAGTACACGACGCCGGGCGGCATGCCCATCTTGGTGAACCAGGGAGCGGTCTGCGGCTGGTCACCGCCTGCGGCCGCGGGGGCCTGCTCGGGGGCTGGGTAGGTAGCCGGAGCGGCCTGGCCGAGGCCGCCACCCTGCATGGGGGCGCGCCCGGTGAAGCCACCGCCGAAGGTGCCGGGAGGCCCGAAGCCGCCGCCGCCGAGGCGTCCGCGGGCGAAGCGCTGGCCAGGAGCCATCGGACCGGCGCCGCCCATCGCGGCACCAGGCGTGAGCGGGGCGGTCGCGCCGCCGGGCTGGACCTGGGGCTGCGGCTGCATCGCGCCGACGAGCTGGGCGATGCCGGGGGCGATGCCGGGGGCGCTGGCGGGCTGGGGCTGGACACCAGGGG